GGAAGGCTGACAAGGCACTTGTCATTGCCTGCCACTTGGCGGCAAGAAAGCTCTTTGCTGCAGCCGCCGCTTCCGCATTGCTCATCAGGATAATGCTTGCTCTGGCTCGATTGGCAGCAGAGCTTGCTACCCCCAATGCAGCACAGAACTGTTCAGTTCCCACCATTGCAGGGATTGCAAGGTTGCGGTAGTTGGCAAACGCCTGTCCGATCAGAAGGATCGATGATTTCATGGCTGTTGCCTGGGCAATACATATTCCTTGAACAAAAGCAAAGCCTTTTGTCACGGTCTGCAGTACGGCAAGTCCGGCAGATACACCTTTGGCAATCACTCCAATTGCTACAAGAGCAATGCCCAGAGTTGCCGCACCTGCGACCACTACCGCAAACGCAGTTACCAGTCCTTGATGCTGTTCAATCCACTGCGTAAACACATTGATGACATCGGTTACCTTTTTAATGAATGGCTGCAAGGTGCTGTTCATGGCGGCGGCAATGGCGTTCATCGCGCCTTCAACGGCAGACATCAGCAGTCGGAACGAACCGCCGAGACCTGCATCCATTTTCTGGGCTGTATCTGCGGCGACTCCCTCAACATCCATCAACTTTGCCAGCATCGCATCGAGTTCATCGGTATTGGCGGTCAGCGTCAGACCGGCAAGAGAACCTCGAATATCAAAGATATCTTCGGCAAAGGCGAGTTTCTCTGCGGTCGGCATTGTCTGCATAACTTTGGCGATGTCACGCATGATTTCTGCCATTTTACGCAGGTTGCCGTTGGCATCCAAGGTTTCCACACCGACAGCGCGGAGCTGTTCCTGAACTTTTACCTTTGCAAACTGAGAGAAAGACTTACGCAGAGCCGTGCCAGCTAACGAACCTTTGATGCCCATATTGGCAAGGACAGCCAGTGCCGCACACGTTTCCCGGACACTTTCCCCGGCTGCAGCAGCTTGCGGTCCTCCCATCTTGAGGGCTTCAAAGAGGTCGGTCAAAGTCTGGGCAGACGAGTTTGCTGTTACGGTCAAAACATCGGAGATGTCCCCCATTTTCTCCGCTTCAAGTCCGAAGATCCGGAGGGAGTTGGCGGCAATATCGCCAGCTTCTGACAAATCCGTCCCCGTTGCACGAGCCAAGTTCAACACATCTGCAATAGCAGCTTGGATTTCTTTGGGAGAAAACCCCATGCGTCCGAGAGCAACCATAGCATCAGCGACTTGCTGGGCAGTGTAAGAAGTTTCTCTGCCGAGTCGTTGAGAGGTGATGGTCAGAGCTTTAAAATCATTGTCGGTTGCCTGCGTAACTGCCTGAACCAATCTCATGCTGTCATCAAATCCCGCAAAGGATTTTGCTGCCATCACAAGCGGAACTGCCATTGCTCCGGAGAGCATCAGCAGATCTCTGCCAACAGTCGTACACGTTTTGCCGAATGCTTGTAACTGTGCTTGAGCGGATGTCAGATTTCTTTGGAGCTTTGAGGTTTCGGCGGTTACCTCCACATACGCAGCTCCGGCGCGAATAGTGCTTCCGATACTCATTTGGCTCCTTTGCAAAACACATCTTTAAGTATTGAGAGAGGTGCTTTGGTGATTTTCTGCACCTTCTGGGCGTAAGGGTTGAAAGCATCCGGTTTTGCAGGTTTGCTCTTCTTGGGATCACGCACCAAATTGACGACCAATGCCATCAAACTGGCGGTTTGTTCCCATTCCATCTGCCCCCGTGCATCAGCCATCAATACAAGTTCCCGGAGTGTGAATGGATCTGGATTTACTCCTGCGATTCCTGCACAGCGGTAGATGAGGCTGTCAACTGTTCCAATGCCTGATCGATTTTGGCGTCGAATTCCGGATCGTCCAACAGAGCCGTCAGAGCCTCTTTGCTCTTGGCTTCGAAGCGGCGCGAGGCTCCAAGGATCTTGTTGAACACTTTCCGCTTCGCCTGCGGGAAAAAATCGATAACTTCGTCCAGCAAGGCGGTAGTTGCGTGTTCAATGGCATCACCAGCCATGGCACGCCCGAAATCTTCATCAGAAACATTCTGGGCATCAGCTTCGGGTTTGCAGACGGCATACAGAACATCGACCAGCAGAACTGGATCGGAAGCAAGGCGGTCAAGCAAGCCCACATTGGGAGCTTTTCCGGCTTCAATGGAGATGATGTTGGCAAGGTCAACTCCGCACAATGCACGGACACGTTTAATCGTGCCGACAGTCACAGAAAGAGTCCAGGTGCGTCCGGTGTTATCAGTAAAAGTTTTCATATATCACATTTTCCTTTACATTTATATATTAAGGGGGAAACACACTCCGGCGAACCGGAGTGTTACAGATAGATGCGCTGATTATGCCCCACCGCCACCGACCCATTGCGGAGCGCGTTCCGAAGCAGTAGGTTTGGCGGTAATGGAGACGGAGAGAGCCTCTTCCAAGGGCTGTTCAATACTGAAACCAGTGATGGAGAAGTCTGCATCAAGCCCGGTTCCGTTACCATCGGAGATGAAAAGGGAAAGCGGAGTGTTGTTGAAATAGGCATCTGCAAAAGCATTGTAGTCAGAGTCTTCAGTATCGTAGAGGATGCTGAATTCCAGACTTGCTTCTTTCAGGGTTGCAACAGATGCACGCCAGCCTTTGGTGGCACGGGTAGTCACATCTGCTTCACCCGACTCCAAATTGAGGGTAAGGTCTTTCACATTTTTGACCTCGGTGGAGCCCTGCGAACCAGCAGTACCGCGCATCAGTACGGCATCAAGACCAAGAACAATAGCCATAAATAGGTGTTCCTTTCAGAGTTATTTTACAGATTTGTCCCATAAGGACGGGAGTTTGGGAGCCGTTGCCTGTAACGTTGGTCCCATAAGCGGGCGTTTCGGGTAACGGCGTTTACGGTAAGTACCGCCGAATTCATGAGCTTTCATCGCCGTGCCGATAAACTTTTCAGCCGGACCGACAACTACACTTTGCCGTTGTTTTTCCACTCCAAAGAGCAGAGACCGTTTGAGTAATCCCTGCCGGGTGTTCGGCGGTGAGCCGGGAGTGGAAGCATTGGCACTTTGGGTAACCCTGTTTCGGGCGGCTTTGCGGACATAGGCTCCGGCACGGCGGAGAGCTGTAATGTTGCCGCGTTGCACGGCAATCAGAATTCGGCTTTCATCGAATTCGATGCGAACCTTCACTTGAGGACTTTGAAGGTAAGTTCGATCACGCTGGTGAATTGTCCGCGCTCACGCAAGTGATCTGGGGAATAAATAGGGTTATAGGCTACGCATATACACGTTGCAGACCCCAATTTTTTATTGAGAAATCCAAGTCCGAGTCCCTCAACGAATTTCAAAAGTTCCGGCAGTTCTTCTTCACTGCCACGCTTAAGAATACCGATTTGAACACGGGGCAACTCCTCGTGAGAGGATCGGGAAAGCGTTTTATATTGAGTTCCAACCGGAACAACAACTACACGCATTTCGTCCAGATCCCGCAGTTCAAATTCCGGGAAGAATGACAGCTCCGCACCGCATTCTTCCAGTTCGGCAACAACTTTTTCGGCAAGAGTAACAACTTCACTCATTTGACCACCGCCATAATCAGGTTACAAATCGCACCTAACATGGCAATGACCGCTGCCGCCAGCGCAGAAATGATTGTTTTCTGCATATCCGCAGCTGGCTTACAGGGTGGAATGTGGTGTTGACGGTCTTCAAAATGCATCTTCACCATTCCCCGGAGTTCGGCGATGTCCAATCTTGCCTGATTGAGTTCGTGCCAGATGTCTTTGTGATCGGGAGAGTCAGGCATTTCCAATCTCCTTTGTGTGAATTCTGCGGGTAATGTGCTGCGGACCTGACCACCGCCAGACGGGTTCGGAATTGGGTGAAAGCACCTCAAATTCCCGTCCGGCATAGATGATCCTGTCTCCGCGTTGCGGCTCTTTGGGCAAAAAAGAAGCCCGGATGAGAAAATCCCGGCTTTCTATCCTTACGGTCACACCGTATTCATTTTCTGCCCGGAAAAGTGTCCGTCCCAAGGTTGCATTCACCGTTGACGGTGTGCCGTTACGGGGAATATATTCAACCGGGACGGATAAACACCTTTCACATTGGTCACTGAGCCACTCTGCCGCTGTCCCCAGCAGATCCATTACTCAGTAGCGATGATACCGACCGCGCGGAGAGCAGTCAGGATCTCATTGGTTTTCTTGACAAGGGAAGCAACAGCATCCTTGCATTCACACTCCTTGATTTCGGCAATGGTCTGTGCCGGAGTACCGCCGGAGTTATCGATAAGATCAGTAATGGGATCACCGGCAACAAAGGTGGTTGCCAAGCTGTAAGGGGCGTTCAGCAACACACGGACAGTTTCATCCCCATCTTCTGCCGAGGCGATGGCTTTGCCAAGGTAATGGTTGGAACCGGACACCAAGGTTGCTTTCTGGGCTCCGGCATCCCAATAAACGGTAGAACCGGAGGGAATCTGACCGGCAGCTTTGACAATGTCGAACACGCCGACCACAGCAAGACTGCCGAGAGTGTTGGCTTCAATATCGAGGCGGGCAATACCGACAAGGTCAGCGATCACGATGACGGAACCTGCGGCAACAGCAGTAGTGGGACGGTAATCAATGGAATCACCTTTTTGAACATAGCGAGCAAGCATGAAAAAATCTCCTGTTTATTTATTGGTTGAAAAGTGGGGGCAAGTTGCCCCCGATGAAGTTTCCGGATTACGCAGCACCATTGGCTTTTACCATACCTCTGTGATCCTGCTCACGAACGCCGAGATCGAAGTACACGCGGAACCAGAGTCCGAGGGTATTGAAGTCGGTTTCGCCGCGTTCCACAGTGGGAGTTCTCTTACCCTTGAGGAAGCCGATTTCCCAGGTGTCGATGGTCTTGGGATCACCGAACAAGTACCAGCCGGTCTGACTGTTGCCTTCATAGGCACTGTTGCCGAGGTACGGACTGGAAACAACCTGAAGGTGTTCATCCGCAAGAACGTTCAGAGCCGGACGGACAGCATTGTCAGTGCCGCTCATGATGAGAGTTGCACCCTTGGTAAGCTCGATAGCCTGATGCTTGAGAGCAGTCGGAACGAGCAGATAACGGGGCTCAACAGAAATGGGCTGACCGTCTGCATCCACCTGATCGAGGAAGAGCTGGATAGCTTTCTTCAAACTTTCAGCAGAGAGAGCGGAGCTTGCACCACCGAGGATGTTCTTGTGGGCAGAGGAGAACAGAGCCTTGCCGTCAGCCTGAGTCGGGTTCGCAAGCAAGCGGCTGAAGAACAACTGGTCGATAAGACGGGCGGCGCGGTTACCCATGGCGGTAGGAACCTTCATAAATGCCCCCAAGTCATCGTTGATGATCATCTTGCGAGTCAAGCAGAATTTCTTGCCATAGGTGTCGAGCTGGTTCTTCGCAGATTCCTCGATGATACCACCATCCTTGATTTCACCGTCAGCAGCAATCGGAAGAAGATCGCCCACATCGGTCAAACGGAAGCGGTCATTTTCTTTGAAGTCATTCAAATCTCCGGTAGAACAGAGTTTTGTGGCGATAATGGGCTGTGCTTCGTAGCTCTGCAAGAGTTTTTTATTGGCAACGTTACTCAAGATTCCCGGCAAAGACACGGAGCTGAAAGCGGCACGGATGGTCTCGTTATCAAAACCACGACTGTAGGGAATACCGTCAAGTTTCATACACTCGACAAGGAGCTGTTTGAGGGGCATATCCATTTCACGCATACCGGCTTCAACAGTCTGCGCACCATAGGATTTTTCCAAGGTGTCGGCATCAACGCCGCAACGAAGACTCATTGCTGCTTCAAGGGTTTTACGCATTTCACCACCTTCGGGTTTGGCTTTGACAGAGATATTCACGCTGGCGGCAGGACGCTCGGCACGGATGGTTTCCAAGACTTTTTTGGTCACAACTTCCGGAGTCCAGCCGGAGGCGATCGCCTGTTTCTCGATTTCGGGGAACTCGCCGTTGCAGATTCCCTGAATGGCACTGACACGCTCACGTTCGGCTTTTACGGCCGCCACAGCGGCTTCTTTGGCAGTTGCCGATACATCAGTTGCACTGGCGGTAATCGCCGCAGGGGTGGCTTCGGCTTTCGCCTGTTCGGGTTTCTTTTCCGCTTCGGTTTCCTTGGCGGCGGGGGCGGCAGTTTCCTGCTTCTTTTCCTGCTCGGTGTTGACGGTTTCATCGGCAGCACTCACATTGTTTTTGTTTTCTTCAGTCATACTTTCTCCTTTGATATTGGGTTTGGAAAGATTGAAATTGGCGGTAACTTTCATACTGGTGTGGGCATCAGCCCCCACAGCAACCACACTTACTTCACGCAGGGTGGATTTTGTCACATGATAAAACAGTCCTTCGATTTCCTGACCGTTGACGGAACGGCTGGATTTAACAAGTTCACATTCCTTGACATCGGCTCCGATTGAGAGCTGCCAGTCCGCACCGGCTTTGCCCTGGGCAACGATGTCCTGTGCATCCTTGCTGTCGGAAACGATCTCTCCGGAAATCTCCAAGGCGTTATCTTTGATACTGGCAGAGATGATACCCACACGGGAATCGGTCTTGTTCTCGTGGTTTGTCAGCAAGGGGACTGTATCAGGAATTTCCATCCCGGCAAGGTCCACCACAACCGGATGTTTCCAACCCGGTAAATTCATTTTACCGCCGGAATAAGCAATTCCCATAACTTTGGGTTTTGCTCCATTGGCGGCTTCGATAAGGGTAAATTCGGTCATATATCCTCATTTATTGGTTCTGAACCGTCATTTGTTTCCGGTTCGGTTAAAACTTCTGCTGTGCTTTCCCCGGTAATGGGGATGCCCAGCTCCTTCATCAATTTGATTTCTTTGGCTCGCTGATGCAGAACTGACATATAGTCTCTTCCATCCTTTGCACACTCTGCGGCAAGCGTTGTCGTATTATTCGCCAGCCGTTTTTCCTGTGCAGTTGCCTCTTTGCCGGGATCGACATGAGGGAAACCATCCCAGAACCACAGATGTTTTGGGGTGTCGGCAACCAGATGTTCCGTCAGAGCGTATTCCCGAAACCACACCTCAAAGATGCGGTTCAGCACTTCTGTTTCCCAGAAAGAGCGATCCACCAGAATGCTTTTGTGATAAATTTGGTTATCCAAACGACCGGAAGCATAATTGTGACCTGAAAAGTCACCGGCAAGCGTTCCATAGGTGGTTACCACGCACCGGGCGATCTCCGACAGAATAATCTTGACGAACTCGCCGTGATTGGCAGTCGGCTGTTTCGGGTCGAGCTGCCCCAACTTCCATCCGGCAGGAACAGTCAACATCATATTCCTTTCAAGCGGAATCGTGTCCATTGGCTCGACTTCATCGGATTCCCCGTTGGGCGGAGCATCTGTATAAAGGATTGCGGCAAAGTCAGCGGCGGCTTCTGCGGCACTCAATACGGCAAGGTTATACCGGCGCAATTGAGCAAAAAGCGGCAGAGCGGCGGTCAGTTCAGGTACTCCGCGATGGAGTCCGGGGCGATCCTGCCGGAAGATGTGTATCATGTACTCTGCAGGCACATGGATCGCTTCATCTCCCGGAGCATACCGGATATCTCCCGGATGATATTTTAGCACCCGGTAATCCGTAGGATTTCCCCAATGATCAAAGCTGATACCGTCAACAGAGGTATCGTCTTCCAGCCATTTTAACTCCCCGGAAATCCGGTCGGCTTCCACAAGCATCAAGTCCAGCTTAACGCCGTGCTTGACCTTGGGATTGGTTGCCAACACCGCAAAGGACTCTCCATCCTGACATCTGGCCATTCGCATCGTGCGGAGTTTAGACGGGAGGTGGACTGCGTCTGCCCAGCGCATGAATTCTGTTTCAATCTGGTCGTTGAAATCCTCATCGTTGGAAAGCATTTGCAGTCGCGGTCCCGTCCCAATTGTGTCGTTTGCGAGCATCTGGACAAGTCCCTTTGCATAACTGTTGTTGGCTACTTCATACCGTGACCGGTTCCGCAGAGTTCTGCGAACTTCCGGACTTGCTTCCTGATCGGCGGAGAGATGATCTGCCGCCGCCCAATGCCGGTTGTTGTCTTTGGTGGTTTGAGCCGCGTCAAAGCGAGCCTTCACCGTTTGCTTCGGAGGCGTTCTGCTCCGAAAAATGGATTTGATTTTGTTAAACATAAAAACCTCACGCCCCTGAATGGCTTAATTTGGTTATCTTCAGGCCGCTGTTGCGGGATTTAACTGCCTTTTTCGACGCAAGGTAAGCATCGGCCGCAATCTGATCGGGAAGAGAATGATGTTCAACTTTCTGTCCGTCAACTTCCGCTGACTTCGGCCCAGCAGCATTCTTTCTGATCGCATCTTCAATGATTTTTTCTTCTGAATTTGACATTTTATCCTTGACTTTTCTTACTTAATGGTGTATTTTAGTAATGACAATGTTGTAACCGCAAGGAGTTTTCTATGATTAAAACACTGACAAAACACGGAAACAGTGCGGCATTGGTCATTGAGCGTCCTATTCTGGAATTGCTCGGTGCTACCGCAGAAACTGCTTTTGAAGTTGTGACAGATGGTCACGCCTTGATTCTCACACCAATCAAAGATGCTGTTCATTCTGTAAAGGTCCGAAAATCCATGGATCGGATCGGCAAGCGCTATGCAAAGTCTTTTGAGGAACTTGCAAAGTGAATGAAATACAGTTTTTGACCTTTTCTGATATTGTGGAAATCCACGAATATCAGATAGAAAATTTCGGTGGAGCAAGCGGACTGCGTGATATCGAGCTACTGAAATCCGCTATTGGGATGCCGGAAAGCACATTTGGTGGTGCTTTCCTGCACCCGACAATTTATGAAATGGCGGCTGCTTATTTATACCATCTTGTCGAAAATCACCCGTTCGTAGATGGCAATAAGCGTGTCGGCGCAATGGCAGCATTAATTTTTCTGGACATCAATAATATTGATTTTGATGCCCCGGAGGAACTTTTTACCGAGATGGTCTTAAAAGTGGCCAGTGGTAAAATGCTTAAAGCTGAAATTACGCTCTTTTTGAGAGAATATTCTCATTCACGCTGATTTCTGCACCTCATTTCATATTTGCCCCGGTAAAATTCACACTCCCCGATGACAAATTCTCTGTACCGGTCACATTTGTGGATGACGGCACACTCAATTTCTGCAAAAGATTTTTGCATACTCCTGATTTTGCGCCGTTGCCTTAAAAACATCCCCAGCAACTTTTTGTATTGAGGGGACTCTTCAACGAGTTGTGTATTAATTTTACTCATCCGTTTTCTCCATTTTTTCAAAAGCCTCGCGCGAGGCTTTTGACTTTTCAACGGCATCAATCCGTTCTCCCAACCACATCATGCAGTTAACTGCCATGCTGTTTCCGCACGCTTTGTAGCGGGGAGCGTCGGGGCAGTCTTCTTCAGACTTGCCTTTCCAGGCGATCCGGGTGTGATTGTCGGGGAACCCCATCAGTCGCTCGCACTCCACAGGGAGCAGACGGCGAACCGTTGCCTGTGTGCTGATTTGCGGAGTAACTTCTGCTTTTTCGATCACTCCATTACGCCCGGTAGACATGCCGCAGTTGACACCGAGGGTGGAAGATGCTTTCCCGGTGACATCACCATTGTACTGGTCTATGCCCATCGGTTCTTCGTATGCAACAGCATGAACATCTCCGGCTGTCTGGGTGTACATCACACCGCTTTCAGAAACACCCATCCCGGAACCGCCTGACCGTTCACCAGGTTTGATCTTGTCCCCGTCAAGGGCGATCACCACGGTTTCAGCGTTCGGTCCGCCTGCGGTAACTGTTTTGCTGGCTTCTGCTTCGGTGACATAAAGACCACCATTGGGGCGATCCTTACGGACGCCGTTGGCATCACAAAATGAAACGTTGAAGCACTCCACAACCGCAATACCACCCTGATTTTTGCCGGGATCGGGATTGCTGGTATCAACAGTTTTTGCGACATCCACATGATGAACACCGCTGTTGGGATTGCTTGACTTCATTGCGTTGCTGGCGACAGAGTCCAAAGCAAAAATTTCTCTGGACACAATTGCCGGAGTTACTGAAGCCCGAATGGTCGGGAAAATCTCATTCCAATACCGCTGAAGCTCGCCACCAGCATCATTTTTGATAAAGCCGATGGTTTCTGCTTCTTTAATAATAGGAAGATTACCGCCTCCCGTTCCCATTCTGGCGGTGATCGCTTGGGCGACATCAACCGGACGGATTCGGGAGTCCTGCGGATGATTTTCGTAGCAGACAAGTTTCCCAATGTCCTGATTATTGATCTTGCCGGGGTAACTTGCATCCAGCGTTGGGCAGACTTCCCCGACAACAGCCTTGCCGCCTTTGTAATCGGTTGCGATCAGCGTCGGAGATACTCCTTTATCGTGTACTTCAACCTGCCGCATATCAAGACATTGGATTTCATCCACATCCGGTTCAACTACACATTGCAGTCTGCCTTTATCCGGCATAAGCTGGCGGTCACTGGTGCAAGTCAGGGTATCAGCCTTGTCTCCTCCGTTCCACCAAACAGCAGAATCGGCATTTCCCTTACCGAATGCAACAATAGTTTGATCGTTTCCGGTTGCAAGGGTATGGCTTAAATTGTCTCCAATTAAAGCCCCTTTGCCACCACCGGGCTTCCCGGAACGCATCCTGATTGACTTTGCCGAATCAATGCTTCCTTCAGCACAGCCGGGAGCTGTTTGCCCCTTCGTGCGGCTCGGCGGAGTATTCCCTCCGCACATTTCACCGTCAAATAATACCTTGCAGGGATATTTCCAACTATCAAGATATCCGACAAGGAAGAGACGCTTCCGGCGCTGCGGGACCGCCCGCGGAAATTGTTCCACTCGGGTATATTGAGCGTCAAGTACGCGGAATGCCAAGCCGAAGTGTCCGGGAGCATTTGTGACAATTCCTGCTTTTCCCCATCCTTTGCTGGGGACGGGGACTTCCCATCCGCAGAGAAGAGAGAGGAATCTGGCAAAGTCTTTACCGTTATTGCTGGATAAAGTTGCGGGGACATTTTCCCAACACACCCATCGCGTTCCAGTTTCAAAGCATAATCGTACAAAGTCGAGAGCGAGGACGCTTCGTTTACCATCAAATCCCAGCCGTTTTCCGGCAATGGAGAGGTCTTGACAGGGTGTCCCCCCAACGATGAGGTCAATTTGTCCATTATAATCATCTTTCTTTATTAGGGTAAAATCGCCGAGGTTCGGTACAGTACCCCCATCCGGCAGTTCGGCGATCTGTTTCTGCCAGGAAAGGCGTGTTTTCCGGTCTTTCTCATCACTTGCCTGTGCCGGATCAAGAGGACGGAGTGGCTTCGTAGCCCCGAACCGCTGCATCAGAACAGCGGCAGGGAACGGTTCAACCTCCGAAAAGAACACCGGCTTCCAGCCAAGTCCTTGCCATGCAAGGCTTGCAGCTTCAACTCCACTGCATACGCTTCCATAATTCATTTGCATATTTTCCTTGGTTAATGATTGAAGTTTTTACACCCAGTACATATGCGAAAAAGTCGAAAACGTTCACCTTAAAAATCAAAAAA